AGATTGTCTTTGACTGGCACAAGAACAAAGTTTTTTGTTGGCACTAGTTCGGGTGGTACTTGGGGCCAGAAGTCTCGGGTGGTGAGTGTCCGCTTTTTGATGTGGCCGACTTCGATGGTGGTGTCAACAATGCAAGGAAAGCCGACCGCCTGCGCGCGCAGACTGAACACATAGTCTTCGCCCATGATGTCGTGGATTTCTTCACCGGTTTCTGGGTCGGTGTAGTCCCACTGGACATATTTGAACCAGGGCTGAGCGTCTTTTCGGTTGGCGTCCCAAATCTTTTGAAGGACTGTTCGGTGGAGTAGGACACATCCGGAGCCGACAGCGCCAACCTGCCAATGCTGCTCAGGTGGGATTGTCTGATATTCGCGTGGCGTGGGCGGATCCAATGTTTCGAAGCCGATGCAGGCCGGAACAATTCGGTGATGAGGATTCCACTTTTCCGCCATGATGAGCGCCGACAGGATGGGGCGTTCGATTGGGTCGGCGGATTCCAGCATGACGTCGACGAGGTCGAAGCGGAAACGCTGGTCGGTGTCAATAAACAGCAGCCACTCGGCGTCACCCTCGAGGAAGGTTCGGACGACAGAGTTTCTCTGTTGAGGCAGGTTGGTGCCGGCTTGGGCGATCATCCAGCCGGCGTGGTCTAAATGGCCGTCGCTTTTGTGATCCCAAGATTTCAATGCGAGAAGGGAGAATACGAAGTCGGGTTCGAAGCCACCATAGATGATTCCGATGGCGACTTTGCCTTGCTTTGCCACTGTGGCTCCTTGTCGGGGGTGTCGGGGGTGTCGGGGATATCGGGGGAATATCGGGGAGGCGTGGACCGGACCCCCCAGCCCCGACGCTGGGAGGTCCGGTTCACTTCTTGTCAGACGATCAGACCTTGAGCACCTTGAAGGCGTTGGAGGTGATCACGTCTGCACCGGTACGCCAGAAGGCGAAGAATCCGGCTTGACCTGTTGGGCGCTGAGAGGCACCCATGATCATCGGTTGGTACATAACCTCGACACCAATGCGGTCGACGATCTTGTAGCCGGTTCCGAAGTCGCCCAGGACGAGGACGAAATCGTTGGAGCCGGAAACAATGGTCGTGTCCATCGCTTCGTTCTGGTAGGTGTTGTATCCGATGAGCTGAGCCGGAAGGCCGCCACCGAAATCAGACCAGAAGTTGGTGCGGGAGTCGGTCACGCTACGAAGCTCGTTATAGGTCGCCTTTGCTGCAAGGAATGAAGCGTTGCGACGGAAACGTGAGCCAAGAGCATTGTCGAGGGCGTAGGCGTCGGCAGCAACAATGTTCGCTGCTCCTGCTGCACCCGACGTGCCGTTGACGACTGGGCCGGTGCCGGAAAGGCGGGTGATCAGGCCGTAAGGCTGACCCGAACCGGTGCCACTGATGTATGCCGACTCTTCGAGGCGGTCCTTGGCGTCGGCGATGAGTTCGGCGACCTGGTTGAAACCAGAGTCGGCGAGGAACTCGTATGAGCCGAAGAGGAACGCTGCTGCCTTGTGAACCGAAATGGTCGGGCCTTGGAAGGTCGGAGTCGCATCGGCGGCTTCGGTGCCTTCTGCAAGCCATTCAGCGGTGACGCCTGCTGAAGTGACGCCATCCCACTGGTCAGTCGTGATCGACGTGACGTCGGCGAGCTGACGGACAGCGTTGGCGGAACCGGCGTTCGTGAGAACGATGGTCGGATCGAGGAACTGAGGGACGAGGACGCCACCATTGGCTGCTGTGAGCGACATCGCTGCGCGCGCTTCGGCATTGCCGAGAATGCGTGGCATTCCAGCGGAAGGGTTCTCAATGTATTCCTCGAATGCACGGAGGTATTCCGGCGAAGAGGTGCGAACGATGTGGCGGGCCACAACATCAGCATCATGCTTCGAGCGGCGTTCCAACATTTGCGTTGCATTCTCACGGGCTTCGTCAGAAACGAAGGACGGGAGGTGCTTTTCGATTACGTCAAGCGCACGGCCACGAAGTTCCGAACCACCATCGGCGGCAAGGGTTCCGTGATCAAACGCATCGCGTGAAGTGTGAGTGTTGACGTTGATGGAGGTCATTGCTCCGTCTCCTGTTTCTTTGGCGGCTGGTGCGAAGTCGGCAATGCGAGCCTTGCGCTCTTCGAGGGCAACAAGTTCGGCCTCGGTTGCGCGTACAAACTCGACGCCTGCTTCCCAAGAAGCCTGTTCGTCTGGGTCAAATGAACGCTCTTCAGCGTCCGAGTGCATTTCGCGAAGGGCGGCTTTGACATAGTCAACGCCTTCGCGGAGGTTCTTTTCGTCCATTAGAGGACTCCTTCGATTTCGCGCAGCTGATGGCTGCGTTGGATGTGGGTGAGGCCGGAGTGCTGTGGCGAGTCCGGTGTCGATTCGGCGGGCCGCTCAGAAGTGCCATCAATGGCGGGTTCTGGTTGGGTGCCGAGAACAAGCGCCCTAGCGATCGCGTGGCGATCATCTTGGGGCAGTGAGAACAATGGTGACAGATCAGCAGAGCGAACGCCAACACTCGTCGATTCGTAAGCCGGAAAGACGACAGGTCCAAGCTCCAAGAGTTTTACTTCCTCGAGGGTTCGGACTGGCATATCGCCAGACTCGTCGACACTGTCGCGAACAACTTGGAAGCGGAAGGACATTCCGTCGATAGCGCCGGAGGCGATGGCGTCGCGTACTGGCTGGATCAGCCAGTTGTCGGCGAGGCGTGCTTCGACATACAAACCATGCTCGTCTTCACGGAGTTTGGTGATCTGTCCGAGTGGCATGGATCCGAGGAGAGGATGGCGGCCGTGTTCGAATTGGAGGACAGGCATTTTGGCGTTAATCGAGCGTTTGAAGGCTCCTGGGCGGATTCGTTCTTCGAAGCGGCCTTCGTAGTTGTCGATCATGGTGGAACGATTGAAGACAGCGGCGTACCCGGTGAGGGTCAAGCCGTCTTCCGTGTCGTGTGCAGACCTGACTTCGAAAGGAACGTCACGGTAAAGATCCGACCGTGTTTCCGTTGAGCGTGCCGATTCCATTTCGATCATGGGTTCTTCCTCGTCGATATTTTGAGCGTCGTGATCCATCAGACTTTCGGGGATGATCCAGTATTTGCAAAGTCCATTGGGGTCGATTTCGCCTGAAACAATTTCACAGGCTCGGCCTCCGGCGTAAAAGATACAACTGCTACAGACCATTCCTTCGGAAGCGAAAATGTTTTCGTCCGGATAGATGTAGTGGGCGCCTTGCGCTCCGACTCCCTGATCAAACTTTCCGAAGACGTCAACAACATCCTCGAGGTCTTCGTAGATTTGGTTTTGTAGGGGCGTTATGGGATAAATGGTTTCGATGTCTCGGATTTCATCCATAACGGACCTTTCATCGTTGTTGAAGTCTTCCATGATGGCCTTCGCCCTGCTGTAGCCGGCGTCTCCACCCCAAAGCGCCCAGGCGATTCGGCCGTTGCTGGGGAATCCGTCTTCTCCTGGGCTGAAACCTTCTGCCATTTTGTCAACTTCGTGACGGTCGAAGAACGCTTTGACTCTTCGCCAAGTGTTGATGGGTAGGTCTTTGCGGTTGACGATGTCTCTGGCGCGTGCGATACCGATGGACGTTCCGCCTCGGCCAAACTCGCTTCGCCAGTCCAAACCACGCTGAGCCTCTTCAACCATGCCGTCTGTCGGAGGGTACGAGTCAGCAGCGCGAACCTCGTCAGACGGCATTTGTCTCTCCATCTGTCGGCGCTTGCAACTGCACAGAGAAGACGCCTGTGTGCTGAAGGACTGTGGAGTCGCCTGTGGTAATGAACTTGGTGACTGTCGAAGGTTCGAAGCCGGCTTCGACGAGCTGCCGCATAGAAGATGCTTGAGTGGCTCGGATGTCGGCTTCGTCTTTGCGGTCTTCCTGAAGGAACATGATTTGCGATTGATCGAAGGAAAGTTCCGCTGGCGTCCCGACTGGCAAAGCCAAGATCCGTTCCATCGAAGCACACAAGTTTTGAGCGGTAGGTGTGAACCAAGCGTCAGACCACATTCGACGAGTTTGAGAGTAGTTGCCGGCGTTTAGAGCCGAACCGGCCAAACCTTCCGAAATGCCAAGAACGGTTGCTGGGACTCTTGAGCGGAGGGCGATGCGGGTTTCGTCGACACCCTGAGTGTTTTTGAGATCCAGTTGTTGCAGGTTGGATCCGGCGACAGTGACATCGGCGCCTCCACCCAGAATGAGGGTTTTGTAGGCGTTGGCTGAACCTTCGTGGCGTTGGTTGATAACGCCAGCCATGTCCGTCGCCTGCTGCTGGGTGGTGTGTGGGTCGAGGGTGACGATGAGTTGAGGGGTTGCAGCGTTGGCGAAGAACTTGGATTTGAACTCTGTGGCTTGGCGGTCTGTGGTGATTTCGGACAGGACCGAACCAATCCATGACTGTCCACGCCACCAGTGCATCGGGTCCGGTTCCGGCTTCCAATGAGCAACCTGTGATGGGGCGAGGAAGACGGGGGCTGTTTGTGATGAGATGCCACCCGGCTGGTAGGAGTAGCCGGCGAGTTCAGTGTCGAGCTGTGCGGTGGGGTCGACATCGGATTCATAGGAGCCATAAACAACGGTCACCCAGTCAGGGCGGAGAAGTCGGAGTTGGCCGCCATTGCGATAGAAGAACGCATTGCCGGCAAGGCTGTTGTGCTGCTCGGCTGTGTAGAGAATCTCTGCTCGAGTCAAATCGCCAGGACGCTCAAGGACGCTGAGTTCAGTGTTTCCGAAGAGCCGGCCGTTTTCGCCTTGCAATAGTGACTTCCATTGAAAGCGAAGTTGGGAGATGAGCAACGCGCGCGCTGTGATGGCAGCTGCTACGACTCCGGACTGGTTGTAGATGCCTTGGACATAGCCGGGGAAGTTCGCTGAGACGGCTGTGCCTGGTGCGCGCAATGGCGACGAGATGCCTTGGTAGGTGTTTCCGTTGAAGGAGAACATGGCGAGGACATCTTCGAAAGTGAGTCCGTTGGCATAAGAGCGTTCTGGTTCACTGGCACTTCGGAGGCGGTCTAGAAGTCTCATTCAACATCCTTGAGGAGGCCAGCAATTACGAGGGCGACACCTGGGACACATAAAGCAAGCCAGGGAAGCGGGGAAAGTGCCAAGCCGACAGTCAAAGAGACAATGCCAACGATGACAGAAAGCAGAGCGGTTTTCATGCGAGAAGAGCGAACGGGGCGACTGGCTGTTCGGGGGGCATTTTGGCGACCTCGTCGTAGGAGAGGATTGCGGCTACTAAACCGTCAATCTTGGCATCAATCGTAGGCTTGACAATGGCTGGCAGATCAGACCTGCCTTTCGACTTTGTCAACAAAGCATTCAACGCATAATCGCGCAGTTCTGGCGAACCGTCATGGGTGAAAGATTGTTCGTCGATTGCCTCCAAGAATCTATCAATAGCCGGACCCATGCGAGTCGGTCTATTCGTCAACACTTCCACTACGACAGGTTCACCGAATCGTTCGCCAAACTCTTTTTCCCATGAGTCAATCTCTTCACGCCAGCCAGGAGGGTCGCAGGCGAAGCGGCGAACCTCAAACTGTTCGCGTAGTTCCGTGACTTTCTCTCGGATCTCTTCTCGAGGGACTCGATAGTCACGACCGGCGAACTCAGGACGCTTCCAAGCGTTGATCAGGAACAAATGTGGCTTCTCAGTCAGCACCCAACCGACGAGGACAGTGTCGTCGGCGTGTTCGCCACGGTCAGAGCCGTCGAAACCGATGGCGATGAACTCTCCGCCAAGCGGATTGAGGTTTGGAGCTGCCAGCGCGTCCCATTTCTCCGGATCTATGGCACGTTGGTCACCCTTCCAGCGGAGATTGTGGAAGTAGCGGGCGTTTTCGGCTTTGACTGACCCCGGCGCTCGGATTTCGTGTTCGATCATGCCAGCAAGGTCCATCCACTCCGCTGCTGGGCCGTAAGCCTCCTTCAGAGAGGCCAGTTGGGCGACATCGTCATCCCAATTCGACTCTGTCATCACGCCTTCCCGGTGATGCCAGCAGAAACCAAAGGATCTTTTCTGCTGCTCCATCAGTTTCTCCGCCTCGTCATACAAATCCTCGGCGACGGAATGCTGACCAGGTTGAAACATGGTGGTCGTCGCCAACATCCAAGGCTGAGCAATCTTCCGCTTCCGAGTGTTTCGGCGGACCATGGCGTGCATCTGCCGCAACTCTGGCAAATAGTAAAGATGCGGTTCGTCGACGACAGCGAAGGACTCTTTGCCACCATCTTTAGAAGCAGCGCCGGCGGTAGATGGGCGAACCTCACCCAAACGGCCACCCTTACCGATGAGAGTTCGGGTGGATCCGATATCAAGCTGTGAGAAACCCCATTCCGATGGGAACAGTTCGCGCGCGTGCTCGAGCATGGTTTGGACATTGCCGTATGTGTTGCCGGTTTGGCCTTCTTCTGTGGCGAGGGGCCTGATGAACGGATAGGTGACAGGTTTTCCCACCGGATCTCCGTTGGCGTCCCAACCGTCAAAGCGAACAGGTCCGAGGAGTTCGGCACAAACCAACGCTCCGGCGAACTCTGACTTGGCGCGTCCCTTTGGCATAGAGATCCCGAAGTAGGAGACGACGCGCCGGCCTTCCTGCTCATGGCCTTTCGGGAAGATTCGGTAGCAGTCAAGGATGATCTGGCAGAACTCCTCATCCCAAACCAA